GGTTCGTCGCCGCAGGAATAGTGCATCCTCTGCAACAGCGTAACTACTTGCATAGTCGCGCCAATGCTGGTGCACCTCAGACCACAATGGATAGGGCCCGAGTTCATCCCGCGATCTAAACAGCTGCTCATAACGCAGCTGAGTCTCAACAGAAACGCCAAAGTGCTTGGCTACCATAGCGCGCGCAGCGTCTGGCACGATAGCGGACCTCAACCAAGGCCTAGACTCCATTGCACGGCAGACCTCTGACCGACGAAATCGATCAGTCTGACCCACCGCCCATCGGACGTCCATGCCACGCGTGGCCCGCATTACGTACAGACAAAACTCGTGCACTACTGGACAATTTTCGTACGCCACCGCGAACGACATTGCCTTGCACCGTAGCAGCTCCAACTTGCGCTTGTCGCGGCAATCGAAGTAACGTCGACCGAGACACCCAAAGTCAGCAAGGACCTTCATCGGATCCGTGACCATGGTCAAAGTCTCTGGGTCTACTCGGATTTGGCAGAATGCCGCATCCTCGAATCGCTCGTGGTCCTCTTTCTTCCATAGAACCCCCAACTCCTTGAGCAAACCCTCCTTCACAGCAAACTGCCTGAAGATGCCATCGTCTCCCTCAAACACGGCAGGCCACGCACTCACGCGCGTGACTTGCTCCGCGACACCACACTCCCCGAACATACTCTCGGCGATGACGAACATAGTCAAACACAAATTCAGTATGAAGTTGTCCGAAGATGTAGACATGTCACCAGAAAACAGTCTTTCATCCACCGAAACAGTAACACCCCTGAACTTAGCAATGTTCGTGTCCAACGCCTTGGAAGCCGCCTGCTTAATGAAGTCCAAAAAGCCCGGCAGCCGCTGGCCAATCCAGGCCTTCCAGTACACTCTGAGTGTGGCGAATTCCCGCTCATGGTGCGCCTCGAACGACGACGAGTCATTAACGCTGACAGGCGCGCCGAAGAATAAATCCCTCAGCCGCTCCGCACGGCGTTTCATGTCGTCGAACTTGACGCTCCATTTGCAGGAAAAAAGGGCTTTGTCGAGCAAGTGCTGAATTGCTCCGCAGTAACCCTTTATCAACGCATTATAAGCATTGATACTGCGTGGGTACTTGTATTCGGGGTAGGCCTCGTCCTTAATGAAACTCTCAGCAACAAAATCAGTCTCGCGGATGATGGGCGCTTCGGATAAAACGCGTCTCAACTCTGCCGCCTCAGCCTGACTATAGCCGCTGGACTGCAACCACGTGTCCAAACGCGTGTCGCAGTCGCCCGGAATAGGCTCGAAGTTCCTCCTTATAAAGTGCTTGGCAAACCTGAGAAACCGGCGCCGCACGCTCCGCACTCCGGCGGGCATCTCCCGCCCAAACCTGTGCATCGCGCTTGCCACCTTATTCTTCGTGTCAAACAGGTCCGGCCGCGGCCTCACGGCCGCCGGCCTTCCCGCCTCCTCCAAATACAATCTGTACAGCTCCACTATGTGTCGCCTCGGTTCCTCGCCCTTGCGGACGCGGACCCGAAGTGAACCAGCGGGTGGATTAATCGCAGGGAGAGTCACCTCCCCCACGCGATATCCCAGCAGCCGCCACGCCCCACCCGGGCGCGGCGGCTCTAAAAACCCGACACCATGTCCCC